AATGCACACACTTGAAAAATGTAAGGAGTATATCTATGAAAACAATTATTCTATTAGGTAGAGGCACTGAAGGTTGCGGAGTTACGCAATGTGCTATCCAAATGCAAAAAGTAACAGGAGCTACTATCCTTTCTGCTAACGATAAGAAATGGGGAAGAGCTAAAGGACTTGACATCGAACAACTTGAAATGTCTATAGGAAAAGACTATGAAGCGATGTCACAGCAGATCAATGAATATGATCTCTGTATTGTGTATTCAGTTCCTTCTAAAAGTCATCCGCAAGATTGTCAAGACAACTTTCTTAAACTTTTAGATCTCATAAATATTAGAAAAGCATTCATTAATGTAGATCACAAGGCGGCATCTATTGCACGTAATGCTAATCTTGTAGAAGTCTGTAAAAAAGTAGATGTGATTATGACACACTCTATGGAAAATGATTTCTGCAAATTCATGAGAAAAAATAAGATTCAAACACCTCTTACTAAGATGGGTCTTGGATTTGATTATGACGGGCATAGGGCCAAGTACTGGCGACCTATTGAAGAACAACAACACGACATGGTGCGTTGGATCGGTAGGACTGCAATGTGGAAAGGCCCCGCTCTCATGATTGATTACCATCAAGATGCATTGATGAAAGAAGGATTTATTACGGTGCTTGAAGGTCTTGAGGCTTCTATTCAGTATCCTCTTGTTTTATATAGGGATAATAAAGAAGATAATCCCATAGATAGAAGAAAGGTTGAAAATTATTTTAGACCTGAGAAAAAATATAATGAAGTTAAATTTACTCAGGATTTGTATGGAAAAGAAGAACCCAACAAAGGTGCTTACTTATATCCTCAGTACACTAATGAAGAGTGCATGAAGAGGATGGCGCTTTCAGCATTTGGTTCTGACTTATATCATTTAAAAGCAGAAACTTATGGTGATAATATTGAGAACTGTCATGCTGAGTGTATTGCATCGGGTACAGTTCCACTTTTTCATAAACACTTTTGTGATAACGTTATTCACCCTTGGTCGGGTGATCCAATTAGTCAATGCAAAGAAAGTGGCACCCTTGGTGTTGACTATACTAATTTCGAAGAGTGCTGCGCAATAATGGTTAAACTTAAGAACGATCCATCTATGAGAGATGATTGGCGTGAAATGGCTTTTGAATTTTGGAAGCAACACTCTGACGGTAAGAGAGTTGTTGATGATATTATTTGGAAAGCTATGAACACGGAATCTAACCAACCACAAGGACTAGAGGAGTTTTTCGTATGAAAGTATTCATAACAGGTATTGCAGGAATGATCGGCTATCATACTGCAAAAAAATTAATAGAAGATGGCCACGAAGTTTGGGGAATCGATGATCATAATGAGTATTATGATCCTCAACTTAAACAAGACCGAGAAGATATTCTTATTAAAATGGGAATGAAACGCCCAATGATAGGCGATATCAGTGTGGTTGATTTTCAAGGAGGCTTATTTGACGATTATGATATCATCTTGCATCTAGCAGCATATGCTAATCCTAGGCATGCTATGGAGTTTCCTGAAGATTATGTGCAGACAAATATAATGGGAACAGAGCAGATTATACGTGGTGCTAAGAGATCTAAGAAACCAGTCGTATATGCTTCAAGCTCATGTGTTATGCATGGTCAACCATTGCCATGGAAAGAAGAATTGACAGAGCCACACTATCAAAACAATCCTTATGGCTGGTCTAAGTACGTGAATGAGTGTCAATTTAGCTATGCTAAACTTCCAGCTTCTGCCGGACTAAGATTTTTTACTGTGTATGGTCCTTATGGTAGACCAGACATGGCTCTGTTTGATTTTACGAGAGCAATTGTTGAAGGAGAACAAATCAAAGCGTATAACAATGGAGAGATGTTTAGAGATTGGACATACGTCGAAGATATTGTTCAAGGTATTATCTTAGTCTTACATGCAACTCTTGAAGGAAAGCTTGAAAGTAAACATGAGATTTTTAACATTGGCTATGGTGCTAAGACAAACCTGATGGATTTTATCAAATACATTGGTGAAGATCTTGGTCGTGAACCAGATGTACTACTAGCTCCTATGCATCCTGCTGATACACCAGTGACCTGGGCTGATACGAGTAAGTTGCAAAAACTTGGATACAATCCAACCACTCCTCTTAGAGAAGGTGTAACTAAATTCGTTGAATGGTACAAGGAGTATTATAATGTTAATTGATTTGTCAGTAGGAATAATTGGATACGGCTTTGTAGGAGGAGCCGTGTCCTATGGGTTTCAAACTCCAGGTACAAAGCAATACATTATAGATCCTAAGCTAGGATCTACTATTGGGAAAGATTTACCAAAGGATGTAAATGTAGTTTTTGTTTGTGTTCCTACACCAATGAATGATGATTTTTCAGTAAACTCATCAATAGTAGAAAAAACTGTTATAGAACTTTTAGAACATACAGAGCATTGTCCAATTGTAATTAAGTCTACAGTCACTCCTGATAAACTTAAGAAACTTCCTAAAGATTTACGAGTGATCTATAATCCAGAGTTCTTAACGGAAAAGAATGCTAATGAAGATTTCATTAATCCTAAAATGCACGTCTTTGGAGGTGACCCGGGAAACACTCATATGTTAGAACACATGTACAATCAGCATAGTTTATGTCGTCCATGCCCAGTATTTCATATGAAGATGGAAGAAGCCAGTCTTGTTAAGTATGGCATAAATAGTTTCTTAGCAACCAAAGTACTTTGGTTTAATCAATTTTTTGATGTAGTAGCAGATGAAGATGCCAATTACAACAGAATCATTACAGCGATATCGACAGATCCACGAATCGGAAACTCGCATACATTGGTTCCTGGGTTTGACGGGAAACGTGGATTTGGTGGAGCATGCTTTCCTAAGGACACTACAGCATTCTCTTCATTTGCTCCGGAATTCACTGTTCTCAAAAAAGTCATTGAAGAGAATAACAAGTATAGACGCGGATACGAAAAAGATGAAAGAGAGCTGGAGCAAAACGTAAATTATGGCTAAATATGCTAGTATAGTTCCACTAATAGGTGGAGAAACCTTTGCAATGCAAAACGTATTCGGAACAAAACCTGAATACGTTTTGTCATACACACCATTTAAATCAAATGACGAGCAGCTACTTAATTATTATGGCGGTGCTGTCCCTTATTATTTACTTGATGACGGAGGCAAAGCACCATCCTCAGTTGATGTTCTTAATGCCGTTTGCCCTTGTGCTGGTCTTTCTTCCCTTTCTACTACTAGTAGTGCTGATAGTGCTGTAAATGATTGGATGCTAAAGTCAGCCAAGTATATCTTAGAGGACGTGAGACCTAAAGTTTTCTGGGGAGAAAATGCACCTAGGCTTGCCAGTAAAATGGGTGAGCCTATAGTTAGAAAAATGAGAAAGCTAGCAGAAGATAATGGATACACTGTTTCATTGTACAAGACAAGATCTATCTTGCATGGCTTATCTCAAGTAAGAGAAAGAAGTTTTTATTTCTTTTGGAAAGGGAATAAGGTTCCTGTCTTTGAATATTATAAGAGACCTTATACAAATATAGCTGATCAGATCAGAAGCAGTGCACGTAACGATTTTGATCCTATGAATCAAATGCTTGTTAAAAGCTCTAAACCAAGCGAAGATCCATTTTACAGATATGTTCTTGAAGAGATTCATGGCGGTATTACGCACATGGATTTTTGTAAGAAGATTGACAAGACATGGGACATTATGCACTACATTGAAGATGAAGCGAAAGTGACATACGATAATGTTTCAATGTGGATGGATAAAAATGGATATGCTAAACAAGCTGTCAGAGCTATGAACATGCATGAAAAATTGCAATCTGGTGGTAACATCATGAGAAGAGGAGTTGTAGTTCCTAAAGATTATATTGGAGCTTTTGTTGGTGCATATCCTCATATGCTTACTCATCCAGATGCTGATAGGTTCTTAAATGTAAGAGAATGTCTTGATATTATGAAGATGCCAAGAGATTTTCAATTACAAGGAGGAACAAAAAATCTTAATATGATTTGTCAAAATGTACCAGTGACTACAGCCACAGACATGGCTTCTAATGTTAAGAAGTTCTTAGATGGAAAAGCAGAACTAATTGAAACTGATTTTGCAATACAAGATAATAAAGCAAGAACTTTTGATTACGATAAACCAGTCAACACACTTGAGTCATTTTTATAATTTACATTTGACTCAAACTGTGGTATAATATATAAAAATCAAAGGAATTGCTAATGCCTAAAGTTGTAGATAACTTTCTTCCAGAAAAAGTCCATAGACGTATTTACGAAGTTTTATCTGATATAGAAATGTCGCCAAATTTTCCATGGCACCTTGCGCATACGGTAACCCATGGGCAAAAAGAAGATGATAATTCTTTCTATTTTTTTCATTTATTTTATACTCAAGATCAGCCTCAATGCCAATTTTATGAATTGCTATTTCCTTTGCTAGAAAAAATAGATCCTAAAGCTCTTATAAGAATAAAAGCAAATCTTTATCCAAATCAAGGAAGCGTAAGAGAGCACGCTATGCATAGAGATTTTCCTTATAAGCACAGCGGCGCCTTATATAGTCTAAATACATGTGATGGCTATACTAGAATAGGTGATGAAAAAATACCTTCAGTTGCAAACAGATTAATATTGTTTGACCCGTCTGAATCACATTGTAGCTCAACTTGCTCAGATGCTAAATATCGCATGAATATCAATATCAATTATTTTTCGTAGGAGAAGCACATGTCCATAATGGATAAACTTAAGAAAAACTCAAAGCTCGATTATACTGAGGTCTTGGCTGAATCAAAATTCTTTACTGAAAAAGAAATGATTCCAACCGACGTGCCTATGATCAATGTTGCTCTTTCCGGCTCAATTGATGGAGGCCTTGTACCAGGACTTACTGTTTTGGCTGGTCCTTCAAAACATTTCAAAACATCATTTGCACTACTCATGGCGAGTGCGTATCTTAAAAAACATAATGATGCTGTAATGTTATTTTATGATTCAGAGTTTGGTTCGCCAGAAAATTATTTTAAGCAATATGATATTGATACAAATCGTGTTCTTCATACACCTATTACTAATGTAGAAGAATTAAAATTTGATCTGATCGGTCAACTTGAAGAGCTTGATAGAAATGACAATGTGATTGTGGTTATAGATTCTATCGGTAATCTTGCTTCTAAGAAAGAGATGGAAGATGCTCTTAACGAAAAATCAGTAGCTGATATGTCAAGAGCAAAAGCATTAAAGGGATTATTCCGTATGGCAACACCTTATCTTGCTATGAAGAATATTCCAATGCTTGCAGTTAATCATACTTATAAAGAGATTGGTCTCTTCCCTAAAGATATTGTTGGCGGTGGTACTGGAATCTATTACAGTGCTGATAATATTTGGATTGTTGGTAGACAGCAAGATAAGCAAGGGACAGAGATTAAAGGATATCATTTCATCATTAATGTAGAAAAATCTCGTATGGTACGAGAAAAATCCAAGATTCCAATTTCAGTATCTTGGGAGGGAGGAGTTGAAAAATACTCAGGCTTACGTGAAGTAGCAATGGAAGGTGGATATGTAGAAAAACCTTCTCCAGGTTGGTACCAAAAAGCTGGTACTGAAAACAAAGTTAGAGAAAAAGATACTTTAACTGAAGATTTTTGGAAACCTATCTTAGAAGAGACTGATTTCAAAGATTATGTTAAGAAGAGATTTCAAATATGAATGAACCAGTTAATGTTAATAGAAGATCTGAAGGGGTACATTATCAGATGATTCCAGATCTTGCAGATGAGCAAGCTTGGAATGTTAGAATATTAGAAGGGCCTTTTTCAGAAACAGTTATTAGATTTGATAACGTTCAAGCAGGCCCAGCAGAAGATGATTCAGAGGGCGATCCTCTGTTGCATTTTAACTTTACAATTCAATCTTCACCAGACACCGATTTAACGCCAGACAATGTAGACTTACAAACAGAGTGCGGATCTATTTTGATGGCTGTTATACAGAATGCGATAACTGATAGACATGTCAGAATCGGTGATCATGATCTGGTTGATGATATTAGAGTTAATGTTGGAAATAACGAAGACGCACCCATAATTGACAGGAGTAATAGTGAGTAAGATACTCGTATGTGGATTGCCAGGATCCGGAAAAACTTGGCTAGCAGAAAGACTACAAAAAGTTCTTGAGTGTGCATGGTTTAATGCAGATAAGATTCGCGGTCAAGCAAATGATTGGGATTTTACTCCAGAAGGCCGCATAAGACAAGCAATGAGAATGAATAACATTGCCAACTTTGAGTCTGAATGGTGTGGCAGAATTGTCATTTGCGATTTTGTAGCTCCTACTGATAGAACTAGAAAAGAGTTTAGCCCAAACGTTACTATCTGGCTCAACACTATTGAGGAAGGAAGATTTGAAGATACAAACAAAATGTTTGAAGATCCAGAAATGGCAGACTTTGTGGTAGATAAGTTTTTATCTGATCAAGAGATTGAAGAAATGGGTAACACAATTAAGGAGATGATTAAGAATGGCGGTGTTTGATTGGGAAAAGCCTACAGTTCAAATGTTAGGTAGATGGCAGCCTTGGCATGATGGCCATCAAGAACTTTTTAAGCGTATTCATGCTATGACTGGTCAAGTGTGTATTATGATCAGAACAGTTCCTTCTACTACTGAGGCAAATGAAAGAGTGCCCGGACAAGATGATAATCCTTTTACTTTTTTTGAGGTTAAAGATGCGATTAAAAAAGGCTTGGCAAAAGATGGTTTTACATTTTTAGAAGACTATGTTATAATAGAAGTACCAAATATTGTAGACATTAGTTACGGTAGAGGTGTTGGATATACATTTACCGAACACGATCTTGGAAAAGATATTCATGAAATATCTGCTACTAAGATTAGAAAACAAATGAGAGAAGAAGGTACACTTGCAACAAAATCTTGAACTAACTATATTAAGACATATTCTTACGAATGAAGACTTTATGAGAAGAGTCCTGCCTTTCATTAGGCCGGACTATTTCACTGGTGTTCATCGTACTTTGTTTAATCTCGCTGGAAAATTTGTAGCAAAATATAATAAACTGCCTGGTAAAGAATCATTTAAAGTTGAAGTAGATGAAGCCAGCAATCTCACAGATGAGCAGTATAAACAAACTATTGAGATGCTGCCTGATCTCTTTTCAAATGAAAAAGTTGATCCCAAATGGCTTGATGATGTAACTGAAAAGTGGTGTCAGGATAGAGCATTGCACAATGCTATCATGGAATCAATCTCAATTATTGAAGGAAAACATGATAAGCTCACTAAAAACGCTCTTCCTGATATTTTATCAAAAGCACTTAGCGTATCATTTGACAATAATGTCGGTCACGATTATGTTGACAATGCAGATGATCGTTACGAATTTTACCACACTGAAGAAGAAAAAATTCCTTTCGATCTTGAATACCTCAATAAGATTACAAAAGGTGGAGTTCCAAACAAGACTCTTAATATATGCTTGGCTGGCACTGGCGTTGGTAAGTCTTTGTTTATGTGTCATGTTGCATCTAGCTCTTTAGTTCAAGGTTATAACGTACTTTACATTACAATGGAAATGGCTGAAGAAAGAATAGCAGAACGTATTGATGCTAATCTTCTTAATACGCCTATTGATCAGATTGGTAACATGTCTAAAGATATGTTTACTACTAAGATTGAAAATCTTTCAAAGAAAACAACTGGCAAACTTATTGTCAAAGAATATCCCACTGGCTCTGCTCATTCTGGTCATTTTAGAGGACTATTAAATGAGCTTAAATTAAAAAAATCATTTCATCCTGACGTGATCTTTATTGATTACTTAAATATATGTGCTTCATCTAGAATGAAAAGTCTAGGTGGTGCTATAAATTCTTACACTTACATTAAAGCAATCGCTGAAGAGCTAAGAGGTCTTGCGGTTGAATTTAATGTTCCAATCTTCTCAGCTACTCAAACAAATCGTCAAGGATTTACGAGTAGTGACATTGGTCTTGAAGACACTTCAGAATCTTTTGGATTACCAGCAACTGCTGATCTTATGTTTGCACTCATATCATCTGAAGAACTTGAGCAATCTGGTCAACTGATGATCAAGCAACTTAAGAATAGATATAATGATCCAGTACAATATAAAAGATTTGTTGTTGGTGTGGATAGAAGTAAGATGAGACTTTATGATGTAGAAGAGACTCAGCAAGATAGGTTGATGGACGATACACCTGTTTTTGATAAGTCACAGAATGAAAAGTTTAAGGATTTTAAATTATGACAATTGCAGTTTTCGATCTTAAGAATTATGAAAATGAAATAACAGAAGTACGTAAAAAATATGTTGAATATTTTGGACTAAGATATGGTTGGGGATCAAATAAAAATTTACCATTTGATCAAGGACATTGGAATAGACCTATACTCATTAAGAGTAGATATTTTCCTCTTGATATGTCAGATCACCCTAACTTTATACATGGAGATCCTGAAGCTTCTGAAATTTGGAATGCTATCAATTCGCAATTAGGTGGTGGAAGAGCTGTAGTAAGAGCATATATTAATGGATACACTTATGGCACAGATGGATATGTTCATACAGATGATTCCGACACTTTTAGAAAATATGGTGAAGATGGAATATCAGAAACAGTTATCGTATATCTAAACGATAAATGGAATATGAACTGGGCAGGAGAAACAGTTGTATTTGATGAAAACCAAGAAATTGGTAAGGCCGTAATTCCAAAAAAGAATCGCGCGTTTGTATTTGATTCACATTTATTGCATGCTGGTAGAGCTGTTTCTAGAGCATGTACAGAATTAAGATCAGTCTTAGTTTATAAGACAGCTAAGAAAGATATGTATGAACATCCTGCAGCAAGATATATTTTAGACAATTCAGTAGTTAGTCATAGTGGATCTCCTACTGGAAATCTGTTTGGTCATCTATGGAATGTAATGAGACTTTTAGAGACTAATAAGTTTGATTTTGATACATGCGCCGCAGCTTTATTTCATTCCGCTTATGGAAATCAACATTTCGCAAAAGGCGTAGTACAAGACAGAGATCATGTTAAAAAGTTGATTGGCGAAAGAGCAGAAAGATTAGCATGGGAGTTCTGTCAGTTGAAAGAAAGATACAGCCAAGTTGCTATGAATCTTAATAAGTATAGTGATGAAGATAGAGAATCGCTTCTTGGAATACTATGGGCTAATGCGCTAGAAGCAGGAGAAAATACAGAAAGATGGGAACAACACTTGCTCCATAAAAATATAAATTTTGGTGACCAAAAATACAAAATTTTATAAATAAAACTACCATGATGAATAAAGTTCGTCTAGTGAGCTATTCTCAGCCGGCAGACCCGCCTGAGATTAAGAGTAAGAATGATGCACAATTTTCAAGGATAAAAAATGCAGAGGATCTCATCGCGTATTGCGCCCGTGTATCCAACCCATCGAACCAAGCCAACACCAAAACGGCGCCAAGACTACTGTCATATCTCATCAAAGAAAGACACTGGT